TTCCTTGACATTGAAACTGTTGGTCTATGTAAAGACTGGCGTTCTTGTCAACAAAGTCATCCTAAAATTGCTGAACAATTTGTTAAATACTTTGATTGGTTCTTAAAAAGGTTTCCTGAAGACAATGTTGAAACAAATGGTCTTGAAGAAGAAATGCAAAAAATGGATGATGTCTATGCTAAGCGAACAGCCTTGGTTCCTGAATTTGCTAAGATAGTTTGTGTGTCTATGGCATTTGTTTTAGATAATGGTGAGATTAAAAAACAAACTTTTTCTAACGATGACGAACACAAGTTATTATTAGAAGTAAGAGACCTTTTGAATAGATGTCATAAATTGGATTTTTATCTTTGTGGTCATAACCTTAAAAACTTTGATATCCCCATGTTGGCAAAACGAATGATTATCAATGGGATTATGCCATCTAAGATTCTTCCTTCATACGATACGAAGCCTTGGGAAATTAAAGCCATCGATACAAAAGAAATTTGGCAATATGGAGCATATACGGCAATTGGCTCATTAGATTTAATGTGTACGTGTTTAGATATACCTACACCTAAAGACGGACCAATTAATGGTGGAATGGTTCATGAAGCTTATTGGAACCACAACAGACTACAAGAAATCGCAGAATACTGTGAAAAAGATGTAGATGTATTAATAAACGCAATTTTACAATTAAAATCTTTAAAATAATGTTTGATAGAATAAGAGAGGCTAAAGACCAATTTAAAATGTTAAAAGAACTACAATCCAAATTAGGAGATGTAGATATGAATAACCCATCAGAATTTTTAAAATCAATGGGGGTTAATCTTGATGATTTAAACACCCATTTTGAAAATTTGCACGAGTCAAATGAAGTTGAGTTTACTAAAGTCAACTTAAACTTTGTTAATGACTCTGATAATGAAAATCCTTCTTACGCTTACCCATCTGATTCAGGATTTGATTTAAGAGCGTCTGAAGAAGTTTGGATTCAACCTAATTCAAGGGCATTAGTCCCAACAGGAATACGATTAGATATTGGTGAAAACTACGAAGTCCAAGTTAGGTCTAAAAGTGGCTTAGCCCTAAATCAAGGTTTGTTTGTATTAAATTCACCAGGAACTGTTGATAGTGGGTATCAAGGTGAAATCAAAGTTATACTTTTTAATACCACAAACAAAAAAGTAAAAATTGAAAAAGGTCAAAAAGTTGCTCAGGCAGTTCTTTGTCCTGTAATTGGGGGTAGATGGGTAGACTTAGTTAAAGTTTCGGAAATCAAAGAAAAAGATAGAAATAGTAACGGTTTTGGTTCAACAGGACTTTAAAAATATTATATAGAATAATTTAATGATTACAATAGGATTCTCAACTAGAAAAATTGATAGTAGTTTTGTTGAACTATTAAAAAAATCATGTGGAGTATCAAACCCACAAATAATCCCAATAGAAAATGAGGGTAAATATTCATTACCTGAAGCTTACAATATGATTTTAGAACAAGCAACAAACGATATTGTTGTGTTGTGTCATGATGATATCTATTTTGATAGTAAGAATTGGGGTAGTAAAATATTAAAACATTTTAAAAGAAGTCCTGAGTATGGAATTTTAGGGCTTGCAGGTTCTACCCAATTACCAGAATCTGCAAAGTGGTGGGAAGACTTTTCAAAAATGAAAGGTATTGTTAATCACGAACATGAAGGTAAAAAATGGGAATCCAAATATTCTGCAAGTTTAGGTAATCAGATTGATGATGTCGTTTTGGTTGATGGTCTTTTTGTTGTATTGAATAAGAAAAATATTAAACAAACATTTAACGAAGAAATTAAAGGGTTTCACTTTTATGATGTAGATTTTTCATTTAGAAACTTTATTGAAGATGTGAAAATTGGCGTTATCTATGATGTCAGAGTTACTCACAAATCAATAGGTCAAACAAACGACCAATGGGAGCAAAACAGAATTAAGTTTGCAGAAAAACATAAAGATAATCTTCCCGTTAAAATTAAAAGAAATCTTACTTTAGAATCGCCAATTAAAGTATTACTATCTTCATTATTTTTTAAAACTTTTACAGGTTCTGAAATGTATGTTTATGAATTAGCAAGAGGGTTAAAAAGTTTAAACTGTGATGTTACCGTTCTTTCAGATATCGAAGGTCCTTTATCTAAAATTGCAAATCAACAAGGAATTAAAACATTACCATTCTCTAACCCACCGGGTTATAAATTAGGTGATGGTAAGTGGGGATTTAACACGCCAGAAGGTGTAATCGCTAGTCAACCAAATATGATGTATAAAATGTCAGATGTTAATTTTGATATTGCTCACGTTCAACACAACCCAATATCGAAACAAATATGTGAGATGTACCCAAACATACCAAAAATTTCAACAATACATTCTGAAGTAATAGAGTTAGAAAATCCTTATATAGACGACTCAATTAAAAAATATATCTGTATCAGGCCTGAAATTCAAAAACATGTTGTAACGAATTTTAACGTAGTTGGGTCTGACACTGAAGTTATTTATAACCCAATCGACACAAAAAGATTTAACACTAATAACATAAAAAATTACCCTTACGTTTTATTTGTTGGGACAATAGACTACCTGAGAGAAAAAACAATTAGGGACTTAGTTGAGTATTCAAAATCCATTAATAAAGAACTTTGGTTAGTTGGTGAAAACAAATCAAACTACCTACCGGAATTATTAGAATTTTCTCATGTTAAACATTTTCCAGCAACTAACAAAGTTGAAGAATATGTTAAAAACTGTAGTGAGACTGCAGGTATTCTTTTAGGTAGAACAACAATTGAGGGTTGGTTATGTGGTAAATCAGGATGGATTTACAATGTCGATAATAGTGGTAATATTATAAACAAAAATAAACATGAAGTTCCGTCTGACGTTTACAAGTTTAACTCTATTGAAGTTGCTAAAAAAATAAAAGAGGAATATATTAAAATTTTAAATGGTTAAAGTTGTTAGTTGTTTTTGGAATGCCGAAAACTATATTGAGAAATGTATTAATTCAGTTAAAAATCAATTACATAAAAATTTCAAAATGTATTTGGTTGATGATGTTTCCACTGATAAAACAGTGGAGCAAATAAAAAAACTAATCGATGGTGATGATAGGTTTATACTAATAGAAAATAAAGTAAAAAAGTATAAACTAAAAAATATGGATGATTTATTGATGGATGAATCTTTATTTGACGATGATGATATTATTATTGAATTAGATGGTGACGATTGGTTGTATAATGATAAAGTCTTAGGGTTTATTAATGACAAATACGAAAAAAATAAAAATTTATGGTTAACTAACGGTAGCTTTGTTTATTCAAATGGTATGATTGGTTTTTCTAATAGAGTTAATTATAAAACCGTAAGAACGGATATTTTTGCCTTTTCACATTTAAGAACTTGGAAAGTACATCTTTGGCGTAATATTGATGAGTCGTCGTTTACCGATGAAAATGGAGAATACTTTAAAGCCGCTCCGGATGTCGCATATTCATACCCTATGATTGAGATGTGTGGTGATAAACATTACGAATTTATACCGGAAATACTTTTAGTCTATAATGAAGAAAATCCACATAACGAACATAAAGAAAACGCCAGAGCGGGTCAAATGGAACAACAAAGATGCGCAAACATAATAAGAAACTTAAAAAAATATAAACCACAATAGTATGGAAAATGTTTATTCAACAGCCTATTTAATGGGTGGGTTAGGTAACCAAATGTTTCAAATCGCACATGCGGTTTGTCAAGGATTAAAAAATAATAAAGAAAGTGTTTTTGAACCCGTGTCTTACACCCCAATGTCACAATCTAAACAAACTACTCATTATGTTGACAATATTTTTAAAAATGTAAAATTTGTTGATAAAATTATTAACAAAAAAAGAGTTTCTGAAGAAACCTGGAATAAACCTAATTTAAATTTTTCTTGGGATAGTAATATAGAATTCTATGGGTATTACCAAAGTCTAAACAATTTTTTAGGGTATGATGAAAACATAAAAGAAATGTTCGGTCCTGATGATAATTTTATTACAAAATTAAAATCTTTGTACCCAAATTTTAAAAATCAAAAATCTACTTCGATACACATTAGAAGAGGTGACTATCTAACTATAAACGATATACTACCATCTGTAGATTTAAGTTATATTGATTATTGTATAAATCTTTTAGATGACTTAACTGAAGTATTTTATGTTTTTAGTGATGATATTAATTGGGTTAAAAATAATATTAAATCTTCTAAAGTGGTTTTTGTTGACCAGTTACAAGATTATGAAGATTTATGGATGATGAGTTTATGTGAAAATAACGTAATATCAAACTCAACATTTTCATGGTGGTCAGCCTTTTTAAATAAAAATGAAAATAAAAAAGTTTTATGCCCAAGTATGTGGTTTGGACCTAAAGGATTTCAAGATTACGATAACATATATGTAGATGGATGGATTAAAGTAAACGTAAATTACAATAATGGGTTATTAGTAAAAACAAAAAACGACACTATTAATCTAATAGACTCAACATTCTCACACTCAAAAATAGGTTACTGTAGTGATTACCAAGACTCATTATTTTTTAAATGGAAAAGAGAAAATTTTAATAAAAATGGTAATGATTTTGTTGTTTACACCGATGCGAGATTGGGGGAAGTCACAAATAACCATAATTCAATTGCTTGGTTAATCGAACCAAAAGAAATCGCACCATATACCTATGATTTTATTGTTAATAACAATAATAAATTTAAAAAAGTATTCACACATGAAAAGTCACTATTAGACAAGGGTGGAAATTATGAATTATTACCATTCGGATGTTGTTGGATAAAACCTGAGGACCAAAAAATTTACAATAAATCAAAAATGATAAGTATAATATCATCAAATAAGACTCAAACAAATGGTCATAGATTAAGACACGACATTATTAACCAATTAAATGGTAAAATAGATGTATACGGTAGAACTTACAACCCAATAGATTATAAACTTGACGGACTAAAAGAATATAAATTTCACATTGTGGTGGAAAACACTAAAAGAGATTATTGGTTTACTGAGAAACTAATTGATTGTTTTGTGACAGGAACAGTACCAATTTATTGGGGGTGTCCTTCAATAGGTGATTTTTTTGACACTAACGGTATGATTATTTTTGACAATGTTGGGGAGTTAGTGGACATCGTAAATAATTTATCTATAGATGACTATATAAAAAGACTAGAAAGTATTAAAAATAATTTTAATAAATCAAAAAAATATTTGTTACCAGATGATATTATTTACAAAAAACTTACTTTAGAAATATAAAAAATATTATGAAAAATTTAAAAGATATTATAAACCTTGAGAAAGACAAAACATCATTTGTTTGTGGTTTAGGTCCTTCTCTTTCGGACACTATAGGACACATTATAAAAGAAAGGAAAAATATAGTTTTAGTTTCTTGTAACGATATTGATTTGATAAGTGATTTACAACCTAACTATTGGGTTTGGGCGAATACGCAACAAGTTGGTAGTTTAATTGATAGATTAAAAAGAATGCCTAACACATCACTTGTACATGCAGACTCAGTAGACTCAACACCTAGATGGTGGATTGAAAAAAATTTAGGAAATTTAAATTATGTGGGTTACGACCAAAGACACTTTGATAATAAAACCTGTTATAGTTGTGCAAACGGATGTCAAAATTTTATTAGTGATAGATTAACAATACAAGAAGAGTTACAAAAATTTACAGGTAATGATGAGAAATATAGTGCAGGGGATACTGTTGCTGTACATATGTTAGCACTATCTATATTATTGGGGTGTAAAAAAATATACGTATCAGGGGTAGATTTAGACTATAAAAAAGGTTATTTTGGTTCTTATATGGCCCCAATATCGGCAACGGAATTTGACTCAACTATACCTAATATGTTAAATGATTTTAGAATTATTAACGATAGTGCTAAAAAAATTGGGGTTGAGATAATAAACACAAGTGTAGATTCACGTCTAAGTGAAATTTTAAAAACTGAAAAAATATGAGTTCAATATTTAATCCTAATTATGTTCAAAAAACATATAAAGAAAATAAATCAGATTACCCAAAAAAGTTAGTTAACTATATTATAAAAAAATATAACATAAAAGAAGGGGCTAAGATTTTAGATATTGGATGTGGTGATGGAGTAATAACAAAATGTTTTATTGAATGTGGTATAGATGCTTATGGAATGGACATATCAAATTCCTCAAAAGAAAACATACCGTCAAAAAAATTTAAATCTTATGATTTAAACGAAAAAAAATATCCGTTTAAAGATGAAAAATTTGATTTTATTTTTTCAAAATCTGTTGTTGAGCATCTACAAAATCCGGATATTTTATTAGATGAATCATATAGAATGTTAAAAAAGGGTGGCGTATTAATTTGTATGGCTCCGAGTTGGAAACATTCGTATAAGGAGGCTTTCTATATTGACCACACACATGTTACACCTTTCACTAGATATTCATTAGAAACCGCTTGTGACCTATCTGGGTTTGTTTCTGAGTGTGAATATTTTTATCAGTTACCATTAACATGGAAATATTCATTTTTAAACATTTTTAGATACATCATTCAAAAATTACCATTACCATACTCACCATTTGAAAAAGTATTATGGGGTAAAAAAACAAACAAGATTATTAGATTCTCAAAAGAGGCAATGTTAATTTGTAAAGCGGAAAAAAAATGATATCCTTAATTTTAGCAAGGGGTGGAAGTAAAGGCGTTCCAAAAAAAAACATAAAACAATTAATGGGTAAACCTTTAATTGAGTATGTAATTACTTCGGCTAAAGAATCAAAAAAAATTACAGATGTATATGTTTCTTCTGATGATGAGGAGATAATTGAAATCTCAAAGAATCTAGGATGTAAAATCATTGTAAGACCTAATGAATTGTCAACTGACACATCTTTAGATATAGATTCTTTTAGACATTTTTGCAAAGAATTAAACCATACTGAACCAATAATACATTTAAGAGCAACAACCCCTTTAGTAAATCCATTAGTCATTGATAACGCTATTGAAGTGTTTTTAAAAAATAAAAAAAACATAACAAGTCTTAGGTCTGCACATGAAACTTCAGAATCTGTATATAAGTTTTATACAAAAAATGGTGAGTTTTGGCAACCTATAGTTGATACTATGGATACTAATTTACCTAGACAAAGTTATCCTAAAACATATTCACCTAACGGATATGTTGATATAGTAACCCCTGAAATTTTTATGGATTCAGATAGTTTTTATGGTGATAAAATTTATTCATTTATTACTGATAAAACTTATGAAATTGACACTATTGATGATTTTAATTATATTGAGTATATTTTAAGTAAAAAAAATGTATAAGTTCCAGTTAACACCGGTTAAATGTGATTCTGTAAAAACACGTTATAGAAACATTACAACATCAATTCCATCTCCACAATCATTAGAGTATTTAAATAATTGTATCAAGTATGAGCCAAATTCAATGAATGACCAACTACCCGTAGTGTGGGATTCGGCATTAAATTATTCAATTTATGATATATCAGGTAATAAATGGATAGATTTTACCTCATCAATATTTGTCACAAATGTAGGGCACTCAAACCCAAAAGTAAAAGAAGCTATTATCTCTACGACTAATAAAAATTTATTAAACGCTTATTATTACCCAACCAAAGAAAGGTCTGAATTTTCTAAACTATTAGTTAATGTTTCACCTAAAAATTTAGACAAAGTTTTATTTTTATCTACCGGTTCTGAGTCTGTTGAGTGTGCAATTAAAATGTCAATTAAACATACAGGTAAAAACAAAATCATCTCATTCAATAATGGTTATCATGGCAAAACTATGGGGTCGGCAATGGCAGGTGGTAAATTTAAATCACAAGAATGGATACCCGTTAAAACATATGTAACTCATTTACCTTACCCTGATACTATTACATTAGAAAAAGAAGGGTTGTTACCACAAGAACTTTTTGAAAAATATTTTAAAGATATAAATCCTTCTGAGTATTCCTCAGTAATCATGGAACCATATCAAGGATGGTCAGCCGAATTTGCGTCAAAAGAATATGTTAAATTATTAAAAAAATGGTGTGAACATAATAACGTCTTATTAATAATTGACGAGATACAATCAGGGTTTGGTAGGACAGGTAAATTATTCGCTTATGAACATTTTGATATTACTCCCGATATAATTGTTTGTGCTAAAGGGATTTCATCATCATTACCATTATCTTGCGTAATAACTAATAATAAAATTATTAACAACGATATGTCATACAACAGCACACATGGGGGTAACCCTGTTGCGGTTGCCGCGTCAAAAGCTTCTGTAGAATATCTTTTAGATAATGATTTGATTAACGAATCATATCGGAAAGGTAAGATAATGGAAACGGAATTATTAAAGTGGAAAGAAGAAATGCCTGATTATGTAAAAAAAATAAACTGTAAAGGATTATTGGCGGGGGTTTTCATCAAATCACCAAATGGAAATGACGTTGATTTTGTTGATATGATAATAGAAGTTGCAATGAGAAAAGGTTTATTATCAATTAGGACACAATCAGGAACATTAAAAATAGGTCCTCCATTAACTATTGATGATGATGCGTTAATTGAAGGTATTGGAGTTTTAAAAGAAAGTTTGATAGAATGTTTAGGCACGTTGGTATAGTCGTAAACGACTTGGATAAAATGAAATGGTTTTATCAAGATGTAATTGGATTGGAAATTCTTTATGATAAAATAGAAGAAGGTCGGTTTTTAAATCATATACTTAATTCTGTTAATAAATCTCCAAGAATTATTAAATTGGGTAAAGATAATAAAACAATAGTTGAATTGCTTTATTTTGGAAGTTGTGAAATAAATAAAAAAAGTCTTTTTGAAAACGGGTACACTCATTTTGCATTTACTATAGATAATGTTAAAACTCTTTACGATAAGTTTATTGATAATAATTTACCTATCATTAATACTCCGACAATTTCTGATGAAAAAACGGTTAAAGTTTTTTTTGGTTCGGACCCAGAAAATAATATTATAGAATTTGTTGAGTTATTATGATAGTAGGAGTTTTACAAGGTCGTCTTAGTGAGCCGGTCAATAAAAAAATGCAAGAGTTTCCACTTAACTGGAAATCCGAATTTAATGTTTTAAATCATATCGAGTTGAGTGGTATCGAATGGTTAATAACTCCAAACGATAACTTAAATAATCCATTATTTATTGAATCTAATTTACCCACTAACATCTTATCGGTTTGTGTAGATACTATGGTTAATAATTCATTTTACAAAGATGAATTTATGAATCAAAATTTAGTACCTGTTTTAGATAAAATGGTAGAACTAAAATTGAATAAAATAGTAATACCACTTTTAGAAGATAGTTCAGTGGAAAATGAATATATCAGATATGAATTTTTAAAAAACATAATTCCAATATCTGAAAAATATCCATCAATTAATTTTTGTTTTGAATTTGAATGTGATAAAGAAATTGTGATGGATGTCGTAAATAATAAAGACAATTTTTTTATTACCTATGATACCGGTAATTTCACCTCAACATATAAAGAAAAAATAGACCATGAAGAATTAATAAATTACTTCGGGTCAAAAATAAAAAATGTTCATTTTAAAGATAGAACTTTTAATGGTGAAACAAAACATTTTGGGTTAGGCGATACCAATTTTAAAACTATAATTGATTCATTAAAAAATATTAATTACACTGATAACATCATATTGCAACTTGCAAGAGATGTGGATGGTGATGAAATAAATTACATAAAAAATACATACCAAAAAATCAAAACATTATTATGAGAAACTTATTTGATTTAGATGGTAAGGTTGCTTTAATTACCGGCGCGGGTGGATTATTAGGTCCAAAACACGCCGAGGCTCTTTTAGAATATGGGGCTAAAGTAATTCTTACAGATGTCGACATGGATATGTTATCTAAAAAACACAAAGAACTTTCTTCAGTTTATGGGGAAGAAAATGTGTTTATGGAATACATGAATGTTACAGACAAAAAAAGTGTAAATGAGGTGTCAAACAAATATGAAAGAATCGATATCCTTATTAATAACGCGGCTAAAGACCCAAAAGTCACAAAAGACGATAAAAGTTTAACGCCTGAAACAAGATTTGAGGTGATGACTGAATCGTATTTTAAAGAAGGTATTGATGCAATTATAAACGGAACTTTTATTACTTCACAAGTAATTTGTAATAAAATGTTAGAAACGGGTGGTGGTGTTGTATTAAACATTTCGTCTGATTTGGGTGTGATTGCACCTGACCAAAGAATCTACAGAGATGAAACAAAATCTGAAAACGAACAGAATGTAAAACCAATTACATATTCGGCAGCCAAATGGGCTGTAATTGGTATGACAAAATATCTTTCTACATATTTCGCCAAAAATAATATTAGAGTAAATTGTTTAAGTCCGACAGGTGTTTATAACGACCATCCTGTTGATTTTGTAACTAAGTTATCTAATATTATACCGATGGGTAGAATGGCTCACATTGATGAATATAAAGGTGCGATTGTGTTTATGTGTTCTGACGCAAGTTCATATATGACAGGTTCGAATGTTGTAATAGACGGAGGGAAAACAGTATGGTAGAAATGGTTATAAAGAATATTCAGGAGTCAATTAAATTGAAGACTGAACTATTGAATGACAAAGAGATTATAAACAACTCAAATACGATTGCAGAAAAAATCATCGAGTGTTATAAAAACGGTAATAAAGTATTCTTTTGTGGTAATGGTGGAAGTTTTGCTGATGCACAACACCTTTCAGCAGAATTAAGTGGTCGATTCTATTTTGATAGAGACCCGTTAGAAGTTGTTTTATTAGCGGCCAATGTTTCTTATTTAACTGCGGTAGGAAATGATTACTCATATTCAGATATCTTCTCACGAGAAATTAAATCATCAGTAAAAGAAGGTGATATTCTAATTTGTTTCTCAACCTCAGGTAAATCAAAAAATGTTATTAAAGCAATTGGAGTCGCTAAAAACAAGGGAGCGATTATCGCATCCTTTATTGGTAATGATGGTGGGGAAATGAAAGATATATCAGATTATAATTTAATTATACCCTCAAATAACACCGCAAGAATACAAGAATGTCACACACTACTTGGGCATACAATTTTAGAAATAGTAGAAAATAAAATGTTTAAATAATAAAAAATGAAAAAAACTTATGTAATTGCAGAAATAGGTATCAACCATAATGGTGACCTTGATTTAGCTAAAGAACTTATCGTAATGGCTAAAACTTACGAATGTGACGCTGTCAAATTTCAAAAAAGAGATATTGAATCAGTATACACTAAAGAAGAATTAGACACTCAAAGAGAATCTCCTTGGGGAACAACTAATCGTGAACAAAAGATGGGATTAGAGTTTAGTATTGAACAATACAAAGACTTAGAAAAATTCTCAAACGCTTTAGGTTTAGATTTTATCGTTTCTTGTTGGGATTTAAAAAGTGTTGATTTAATCGAATCAAATCTAAACGTGAAATACCATAAAATTGCATCAGCGTTATTAACTGATAAATCATTTTTAGAGAAATTAAATTCAACAGGTAAACCAATTATTGTTTCTACTGGTATGTCAACAGAGGAAGAAGTTGATGCGGCTATTAATATTTTAAATAATGTAGAATACGTTTTAGCGTGTACTAGCACATACCCAACAAAAGATGAAGAAATTAATTTAAACTATATCAAAACTTTAAAAGAAAAATACCCACAATATAAGATTGGGTTTTCTAACCACGCAAGTGGAATGATTCCTTGTTTTGGAGCAGTGGCTTTAGGTTCTGAGTGTGTTGAATTTCACATCACAAAAGATAGAACAATGTACGGTTCTGACCAATCAGCGTCTATTGAAAATGTTGGGGATTTAGTGTCAGGAATTCGTAAAATGGAAACGGTTTTAGGAGATGGTATAAAGGTTGTATTTGAAACTGAAAAACCAATCGCAAAAAAATTAAGAAAAGTTAATGATATTATTTCATAATATGAAAAAACTTTTAGCAATAACCCATCCAGATGAATGGAATCAATTATTACCATTTAATTCTTTTATAAGAAATTTAAAAGAATTAAATGGTTATGAATATGTTATTGCTGTAGTTCCATATAAAGGTAATATTGTAATATCTGAGGCAGATGAAATAATTACTATTAAAGATGGTGATTTATTTTCATATCCCGCAATTTTAGAAAAATTAGACACAAGAAGAAATGACGATTTTTTAAATCGATGTGTGAAGTTTTGTTTTGAAAAATATGGTTCTGAAAATATAGATATTAAAAGTTGGCAAAATACTGATTATGACATTGGTGTTGTAGATGAAATTAACAAACCACCATTAGAATATTATCGTAAATCTTTTGAATACGCTAAAAAATTTTTTGATGATGGACTAACAATAACTCCAACAAAAAAAATATTTGGGTCCGTAAAACAAAAATACGGTAACCTATTCAATGACAAAACCATAATTGTCCTAACTCGTAATTTCACCAATAAAGCGAATATTCATAATACGGCAAATACTTTACCTTATTTAGAAAAAACTTTAAATCATCTAATTGATAATGGTATAAAAATAGTAAATATTGGGTTCCCTCCAAAATCTTTTGATATCAAAAATTCTAATTATATCGAAATAAATGATAACCTAACACAAGATGAGTTAATTTCTTTATTTTACTTATCGTCTGGAGTTATGATGGCAGCAGATGCGGGTGGATTTGTAACACACTATGGTAGCAATGTTGATTTTTACATTATGAGTGAAGAATGGTCAGTTACAAATAAACAAGTTTCTATAAGTTTAATTGATTCTAAAAAAACAAATAAAACAATCTCTTTGGTTGGGTTAAGTGATGAGGATATATACCAAAACATCATTAATAATATAAGACCACAAGAGATTGTATTCTCAAAAGAAAAAATAATAAATATAATATAATGATATATTGTTTTGATTTAGATGGTACTCTGTGTACCAACACTAATGGAGATTATAAAAATGCTGAGCCATTTTTAAAAAGAATAAAAAAAGTAAATGAGTTACATGAAAATGGTAATAAAATTATAATTGATACCGCAAGAGGAGCGACAACAGGTATCGATTGGTACGATTTAACAGAAAATCAATTACGTAGTTGGGGTGTAAATTTTGATAAATTAATTGTTGGTAAAAAGGTTCATGCAGATGTTTTTATTGATGATAAAGGAATAAATGATAATTTTTTTTTTAACGAATGAATAATGAACCCTCATATGATTTAGTAATTGTTGCTCATGAAAAAGATTTTTCACACATAAAATTTATAGTGGAACAATCTGAGTATAATTTAAATTTTGATTCTATACACTTAATATTGAGTGAAAGAGAACCTTTTAATGACCTTGATATTTTAAAAGGTATCACTAAAAAACCAATATACTTACACAATGAAACTGATGTTTTAAAAATCGATAGGTCTCGTTTGGAATATAGACCTAACTGGACATATCAGATATTTTTAAAATTGTTTCAAAATGTAACTAAAAATGATAATTTTTTAGTTATAGAGGCGGATTCTGTAATATTAAAACCTTTAAACTTTTTTGAAGATGGAAAAACCATTTTCTATTTGGGAAGAGATTACATACATGAACCGTATTTTACATTCAATAAAAATGTTTTGGGGTTAAATGAGCGTTTTAATCATTCATTTGTCTGTGAATTCATGATGTATAATAAAAAAATAATAAAAGACATGTTATTGAAATGTAATTGTAATACACCTGAAGATTTTTTAGAACTTGTTTACAAAAACATTTCTGAGTACTGTGTTCCTGCGGACTACGAAATATATGGAAATTTTGTTTATGAACATCATAATGATAAATTTTTAACAAAAAATGTTACATACGAATTACATGGTAGGGATGGTAGGTCAGAAAAATTTACAGATGATGATATTAAAACTCTTATTGAAAGAAATAAAGATTTGGAATCATTGAGTTTCCATGTTTGGCATTTAAATTAAGATTATGAATAATGAAAATAAAATATTAGTAACCGGAGGTTCTGGGTTAGTTGGGAAGTATCTAAAAAAAATATTACCTGATGCCGTATATATCTCATCTAAAGATTACGATTTAACTACAGAAAATGGTGTTCAAAAGATGTTTTTAAAACACAAACCAAATATTGTAATACATTTAGCCGCTAGGGTTGGGGGAATAATTGATAATATTGAGCACCCTGCGGAATATTTCACACAAAACGTTTTAATGAATACTCTTTTAGTTGAGTATTCTAGAATTTTTAAAGTAAAAAAATTTATAGGTATTTTAAGTACTTGTATCTATCCTGACATCGCAAAAAAATATCCGATGGATGAGTCAATGTTACATGACGGACCACCAACTATAACAAATTTTTCATATGGGTATTCTAAACGTTCAATGGGGGCACAAATAGACGCATACAACCAACAATACAATTTAAACTATCAATACCTAATACCTTGTAATTTATACGGTGAAGAAGATAAAGATGATGAAAATAAAAGTCATTTTTTAACATCCCTTATAAAAAAAATACACTCATCAAAAAAAAATAAAAAAGATGATATAACTCTTTTTGGTGACGGAACTCCATTACGTCAATTTATGTTTGCAGGTGATTTTGCTGAAATTATAAAAATGACAATTGATAGTGGTGTGAACGATAGTTTTAATGTTGCAACAGAAGAAAACTTATCAATTAAAGATATGGCTGAAATAGCATTAAAAGTCACAAATAATCAAAACATAAAAATAAATTGGGATACAACCAAACCAAATGGTCAATTTAGAAAAGACGTATCAATAGATAAATTTAAAAATTTGTTTCCAAATTTTAAATTCACACCTTTAAGTGAAGGTATAAAATTAGTATATAATTCATATTATGGTAAAATTAGTTAAAGACACAATTGACAAAAACGACATCAATAAATTAATTGAGTGGTTAAATCAAGATGAAATACCAAGACTCACAAAAGGAGATTTAACTTGGGAATTAGAATCTAAATGGGCAAAAAAAATTGGGACAAAATACTCGGTATATGTTAACTCCGGGTCCTCAGCCATCCTTTTAGCGTTAGCCGCATTATTACACACAGATAAGTTGAGGAATAATAAAGTCGTTGTTCCAGGATTAAGTTGGGCAACCGATGTAAGTTCACCAATGTTATTAGGAATGGAACCAATACTTTGCGATTCTAACTTAGAAGACTTGTCTTGTGATTTAGAACATTTAGAGGAGTTGTTTAAGACAAATGACCCATCTTGTATGATTTTAGTCTCACCATTAGGTTTAGTACCTAACATGGAAAAAGTGATTTCATTGTGTGAAAAATACAATGTTATTTTATTAGAAGACGTTTGTGAAAGTATGGGGTCAAAATATCAAGGAAAATATTTAGGTTCTTTTGGTTTTGCATCATTCTTCTCAATGTATTTTGGACATCACTTAAGTACAATTGAGGGTGGGTTTATAAACACAAACGATGAGGATTTTTATTACTCATTATTAATGATGAGAAGTCATGGGTGGGATAGAGATTTACCTACACACATACAAGAAAAGTTAAGAGAAGAAAATAATGTAAATGAGTTCGACTCTTTATACACTTTTTATTTACCAGGATTCAATTTAAGAGCGACAGATTTACAGGCGTTTATTGGTTTAATGGCAATTGATAAATTAGATGGGTATAGTAAAAAAAGAAATGAAAATTTTAAAAACTATAAATCACTAGTTGGTGATAATAAAATAATGTTGGGTGAAAACGAAGGTGATTTTGTATCAAACTTTGCATACCCAATTATCAATGAAAAAAGAAATGAGATAGTTAATAAACTATTAGAAAAGAATATTGAGGTTAGACCTTTAATAGCTGGAGACATGTCAAAAAAACCAATGTGGGTAAAAAAATATGGTCCTGTTGAATTAAAAAATTGCGAATTAATAAACAAGTTCGGATTTTACATACCAAACCATCAAGGGTTGACTTTCGATGAAATCCAAACTATCGTATCTATAATTAACGAATGAAAAAAGTAGCACTTATAACAGGGATTAATGGACAAGATGGTTCATATCTCGCAGAATTCCTTTTAGAAAAAGGTTATGAAGTTCATGGGACTTTGAAAAGAAATTCAGTGTCAGAAAATCAAACAAGTAGATTGGATAATGTATTTGATAAATTACATTTACATTATGCAGATTTAACCGATTTATCTTCACTCACAAGAGTAATACAAGAAGTTAAACCCGTTGAAATTTATAATTTAGCGGCACAATCACACGTAAGAATTTCTTTTGACCAACCAATTTATACCGCAAATGTAACAGGTCTTGGAACACTTAATTTATTAGAGGCGGTAAAATTATTAAACAAAGATATAAAAATATACCAAGCCTCCTCATCTGAAATGTTTGGTAATACTATTGATGATGATGGATATCAAAGAGAGACTACTCAATTAAATCCCGTATCACCTTATGGTTGCGCAAAAGTATTCTCATATAACATTTGTAGAAACTATCGTAATTCATATGGAATGAAAATATGGAATGGTATTTTGTTTAACCACGAATCACCAAGAAGAGGGACAAACTTCGTAACTAATAAAGTAGTCAAAGCTGCCGTTAGAATTAGTTTGGGTTTACAAGAAAAATTAAATATAGGTAATTTATACGCGACAAGAGATTGGGGTCACGCTAAAGATTATGTTGAAGCCATGTGGTTAATGTTACAATCAGATAAACCTGAAGATTACGTGTGCTCGACAGGAGTTTCTCATTCTGTACAAGATTTATGTAGTTATGTGTTTAGTTCTTTAGGTTTAGACTATAGTGACTACATAGTAATTGATGAAAAACATTTTAGACCTGAAGAGTTATATGATTTAAAGGGAGATTCATCAAAATTAAGAGATGAATTAAATTGGAAACCAAAATATACTTTTGAATCAATGTTAGATGAAATGATTGAATATTGGGTGGACCACTATAAAAATAAATAATAATTAAATGACGAGAAGAAAAATAACTCAACCAGAGGAACCTGTAATTCCTAAAACAATCACTAAGAAGGATTTCATAAACTCAGTTATTAAAAGAAAACAAAAAAATAAATTCTTATCTGACAACCAAAAAGAGTATTATGACCTATTGATTTCTAATCAAATAACTATATGTTCAGGTCCCGCGGGTGTTGGTAAAAGTTTTATTTCTATGAGAGCGGCAGTTGACCTTTTAATGGACCCAAACAACTCTTATGAAAAACTTATTATTGTTAGACCGGCTGTTGAAGCTGAAGAAAAACTTGGTTCATTACCGGGTAATTTAGAGGAGAAATTAGACCCATACATTTTCCCATCATATTATCTTTTAAATAAAATTATTGGAAAAGAGGCGAGAGAAAAACTTAAAGAAGCTGAAATTATCGAAGTTTTTGCATTAGCATATATGAGAGGAATGAACATCGATAACTCGATTTTAATTTTTGAAGAAGGTCAGAACGCAACACCAAATCAAATGAAATTACTATTGACAAGGATTGGTTTTAATAGTAAGTTCTTTATATCGGGCGACTTAGAACAAACTGATAGATATAAAGATAAAAAACAATCGGGGTTATACGATGCACTACAAAGATTTAAAGATATATCTGATGTTGGTATCTATGATTTTAGAAATGCAAAAAATGTAAGGAACCCACTAATAAGTAAAATATTAGAAAAATACGATGAAGAGAATAGGAATTGAGGTTAATGGTGTATTAAGAGACACTTTTGGTAAGTTTAGACAAATATATGAAAAACATATGATTGAAAACTATGAGTCTGAAAATACCAATCAAACGTTCACTATGGATATATCTGGTAACACTTCACTTGATGGTGTTGAGAATGAATTTACATACGAAATTATTGAACCTATTGATACATTTGAATTAAAAAATCATTTTAAATTTAAGTCAGATGAGGAATTATATGATTTTATGTTTAATGATTTTCCTATGCAAATATTTGGTCACGCTGGGTCTACTGAAACATTCACATTTAATGACCTGAATAATTTTTATACTAAAAATAGAGATGAATATGAAATTTTTATTGTATCAGATGAGATTGGCAAATCTAAACCATCCACTCTATTCTTTCTTTCAAAGTTTGGGTGTTTAATAGAGAACATAAAGTTTTATTCAAACTCCACATTAGATAATATGTGGGATACAATTGACATATTATTAACATCAAATCCAAATCTTATAACAACACACCCCGATAATAAGGTTTTGGTTCAATATGTTACTGAATATAACAAAAATATAGATAACAAATATAAAATAGATAAGTTGGGAGACTTTGATGAATTAATTAAACAAATCAAATTATGATTGCATTTTTAGGTGAAAACTATTACATTGATGTTGATGAACTTGAGAATCAAGTAAGTTTATCCAACTCTAAAGTTTTACCGCTATCAGGTGAAACAGAAACGGAACAAATAAGTGTTACCAGATACGAAACATTTAAACTTTTATTAGATGTGGTATTATCAGAAAGGGAAGAAGTTGATGAAAATTTAGGATTGCATGGAGCAAAAGCTCTAACAATACCATTTAAATTATCTTTTAATACACTATTATTAAATAAAATAATCAAAAAATTTTAAAAAATGGATTTAGAAAAAATACAAAAAGTAGAAGGTTCTATTAAAAATTTAGAAGATAGAAGTGCAAGAGTTTATTTTTTAGTACAAGACACTAAAGGTAACCCAAAGGCAAGTATCAAATATATTTACGATATTGCTAAAACATTAAAAAATAATAATTATAACCCTATTATTATTCACGAAACTAAAGAATATGAGGGGGTATCATCTTGGTTAGATGAGTCATATGATGACTTACCTCACCAATCAATTGATGGTCAAAATCTTGCAATTTCACCTGAAGATATTATTGTTTTACCTGAACTTTATGGTCACGTAATGGAACAAATTAAAAATTTACCTTGTGGGAAAATTGTACTATGTCAAGCTTACGACCACATGTTCGAGACATTACCTCCAGGGGTGTCTTGGTCTCAATTAGGTATCTATAAATGTATTACAACATCTGAAAAACAAAAAGAATATATTTCAGAAATAATGAAAAGTGTAAGTTTTGATATTTTAGAACCTTATATTGACGAGGTATTTACTAAAAAGGAAAAACCATCTAAACCGATTATTTCTATTCACACAAGAGAACCTAGAGATACCGCAAAAATCATTAAAACTTTTTATCTTAAATACCCACAATATCGATGGATTACATTTAGAGATATGAGAGGTATTACCATTAAAGATTTTTCTAAATTTTTAAAAGATTCTTTTTTAAGTGTTTGGGTTGATAATGAGTCGGCATTTGGTACATACCCTTTAGAATCTATGTCAAGCGGAACTCCGGTAATCGCTAAAGTCCCAAACATGCAACCAGTATGGATGAATGAAGAAAATGGAGTTTGGATTAATAACTTAAATGAGATGGTAGATGTGATTGCGAACTTTATCCAAAATTGGTTGGAGGATAATATTTCAGAAACATTATATGATAATATGTCGTCAACATCTTCTACCTATAAAAACAAAGAAAAATTTAATTCGACTGTTTTAGAATTATTTGATGAATATTTCACAACAAGAAAAGATTCATTCCAAGAACAACTTGATAAACTTAAAATTACAGAAGAAACAAATTAATATTATGGAAAATATTTTAAACGTATCGGTTATATTACCAATCAATTCTTTCAAAAACAGAGATTTTGATACATACTTTGATAGAGCGATTAAATCTATACAAATTCAACACACTAAACCATCGGAAGTTGTAATTGTACATTCAGATGAAGATGGATTAAAAACAAAATTAGAAACTTTTGACTATAGTGGATTAACAGTAAACTTTATAGAAAATAAAGGTAAAGTAGATTTTTCATCACAGATAAATTTAGGTGTTGAAAACGCTAAATCTGATTATATTAGTATTCTTGAGTTTGACGACGAATACTCAACAATTTGGTTTAAAAATGTAAAAAGATATATTGAAGCGTATCCTGAAGTTGAAACGTTTTTACCATTGGTTGTGGATACCGATGAAAAAGGTATGTTTGTTGGGTTTACTAACGAAGCCACATTCGCTGCGAGTTTGAACACAGAAATTGGGTATCTAACAAATGAAGTTTTAATGAATTACCAAAATTTTCAAACAAGTGGGATGGTTATTAAAAAATCTACGTACTTAGATAACGGAGGTTTAAAACCATCCTTCAAACTTACTTTTGTTTATGAATTTTTATTAAGATTAACATATAATTCAGTACAAATTATGACCATTCCAAGAATCGGTTATAAGCACATGAATTTTAGAGAAGGTTCAATATTTTGGAATTATAAAAATGGTCAAAATAGAATTTCAGATGATGAGGTTGCATTTTGGATTGAGTCGGCAAAAAAAGAACATTTTTTCACTTCTGATAGAAATATAAAATATGAACCACAGGAGGTATAATGATATTATCGTCAGGAACTATAACTGAAGTTACTTACGAAACGAATAAGACGGATAAAAAAATTAAAAAAAATAATTATTTTGATGTTCGTGAAGAAGAGGCGGTAAAGGCATATTTAATAGCCGAAACAAAAATAGAAAAAGACCTCATTTATAATGAGTTTTTAAAATACCCTCTTGATAAGATGATTGAATCGATTATACGTCGTTATAAGTTATATCGTAAAGATATGGACTATAACGACGTTCATACCGACGCACACTCATTCTTAATGACCAAAGTGGATAAGTTTAAGCCAGCAAAAAATAAAAAAGCATATTCATATTTTGGTACAATTTGTAAGAATTATTTAATGGGTCAAATTTTAAAAGACCAAAAAGAAACAAATAGAAAAGTATCATACGAAGATATCTCAAGCGCATTAGAAAATAGACCAGACATGGTTTATTATTTGGAATTTGAAAAAATAGATGCAGAAAAAATAATAGATAAATTTTTAATAGATTTAAAAGACTACGTCATGAATTCGCAACTTCAAGAAAACGAAAGTAAACTTGGGTACGCACTTATAGAATTATTTGACGATTACGGTAATATCTTTATTGGAAATGATAATAATAAGTTTAATAAAAACATTGTGTTATTAACATTAAGGGAGATGACAAATCTTAATACTAAAGAAATTAGAACATACTTAAAAAAATACAAATCTCTTTATTTAGAAACTTTAAAAAAGATACATAATCAATAATTAAATATTTATTGATATGAATAGAGCAAGAAAAAAAGAAATTAGTTTAAACAAAGACTCGGTATTAAGTTTAATGCAGGAGATTTACAATGAATTAGTTGAACAACGTGCAACTGCGATAAGAATACAAAATAAAATGTTAGCACTTCTAAAGGACCCTGAGGACATGACTCTTATTGGTCCTGTTATAAAAGAACAACAAAAAATAATTAACGATACTATCGAAAAGAAGTTAACTCTTTCTAAATTACAATCAGGTATTTGGGAAAAATCTAACAACGCTAAGGAAGATAGTTTTAGTTTATCTGATATGGATGAAGATACTTTACAATCGTTAATACAAAAAGATGTTGATAATAATAAAGGTCAAAACTACCAACTTTAATCATGGGATTAGATTTACAAAATGATTACGAAAAGGCTAAAAGTAAAATTAACGCTTACAAAACTACTGCCGAAACCAAAAAGGCAAACCTTTTAAAGTCAAAAGAAAAGGCACAAACTTCTTTAGATAAAAAGAAAAGTGATACGGTTAAACAAATAAGTGAATTAGAAAACAAGGCTAAAGATTTTGTAAGCAAACAAAAAAATGAAATTAAAAGTGAGGTTAAAAATCAATTAGAACAACTTTTAGAATTATTTAAACAAACATTCCCACCATCAGAAAACAAATCTATGGATACGGTTAGGAGGATTTTTTTAGAAGCAACACAAAACACAAAAGAAAAAGTAAAAAGTATATTAATCGAAGAGATAGTCTCAACCATAGGTTGTTCAGAAGAACAGTCCTATGAAGATAAAGTGAATCAAGACATTTATATAAAAGTAGGTCAAATTGATTTATTTAAAAAGTTAATATACTCACCGGATGATGAAACCGCGAAATACTATTACGAAATTAAAAAAACCCCAAATGGTATAACACCATATAGTTTGAATAGGGAACTTTATAATAGAATTCAAAACTTAGGTCAGTCCTATGAAACTGAATACGGAACTTCATATTACGGGGCATCAGGACAAGAACTTTTTAACATTGAGTATGTTCAATCTTACCCAAGTAATAACCCAACAAACTTTGGTGATTTTTACAAAATTAATTTAAAACCACAATTAAATAATACGACTTCAGTTACAGATTTCTTATTTGATTATTACAATAGTATTGAAATATTTGGTTTAAACTCAATTTACACAGAATTACTAAATCAACTTTTTGGTGGTTTTGATTTTAAATTGAGTCTGTCTACCGACAAAATGAGAGAAGAGAAAAAATTCGATTTAATCATTAAAAGAATTATGGGAGTTTGTTCTGACCCAACTAAAAATATTGATGTTAGTGGTAACGCTAAATTAAATGATTTAGATTTAATTGATGAAAGTTTTTTTGAAGTAACTAATCAAGAATTAAGAGGGATTGAAAATGACATTAATAATATCATTTCAGGTTTAGTAGAATTTGAATCATGTGAAGGGGTTAAGTTACCTATTAACCCTAATGCTATGTTTAGTTCATTAGACCAAGTTATTACTGAAACGAACCCGTCAAAACAAATTGATTTAATTGAAAGTGGTTTAGATGAATTATCAAAAGACCCAAATTGGAGTAATCAAATACCGGGTATAGGATTTAATTTAGACATTAAAGGCGATATCGATTTTAAAGTAATTTCACAAATGGCCAAAGTTATTTACAGAACGGTATTATCACCTAAAGTGATGTTAGGTTTTTTAATTATGGTTAAAGCATTGAATAACAATTTGGCAAATACCTTAGACGGAGCATACGACGATTTAACCAACTTTATGAAGACATTTAGAAAATTTAATGTAAATTTTATACAAAGAATTTTTTCTTTGTTTGTTGAGGAATTGTTTTTAATAATAAAAAGAGACATTAAAAGATTTGTTGAGGGGATTTTACTTGATATAGTAAAAGAAGCAAAAAATAAACAACTACAAATGTATTCGTCCATTCTTTACGCCCTTTTAATTGCCGGTGAAGCATTAATTGATTTTAGAAATTGTAAAAGTGTGATTGATGAAATATTAAAATTATTGAATTTAGGTATTAGTCAATTAAATATTGGGTTACCAACATTCGCATTAGCAGCTTCAAAACTTTTAAGTGGTATATCGGATACAAGAGCATTGTCGAATGTAATAGAAAATTTACAAAAATCGGGGTTACCAACTGGAGATTTACCAGACGGAAGTCCAAATTTTATGAATAATGCATTTAAAGGTATTATAGATGGTATGAATAAAGAACAAGCGGAAAATGGTAAAACTGAAGTGTTTATACCACCATTAACTGTTGTTGTGCCTCCTTTTGGTGCGGGACCTGGCGTTACAAAATTTTCAAAAGGATTTGGTAAATCGTTTTAATTATGGAAGCGGAAGAAATAAAAGAAATATTAAAAAACCATAAAAATAAACCAAACAAAGATTTGGTTGGAGTTATGGATTTTTTGAAGGAAGATTTTGATAAAACTAAAGACCTTATTATCAAATTAACGCATCATTTAGATGGTGTCGAAAAAGAATATAATAAAGTTTATGATGAATATAGAAAAAGATTAAATGGCTGATTATATAGACGGACAACAGATATTTTTTGGTAAATGTGTTGATAGCGATGACCCATTAATGTTAGGTAGAGTTAGGGTTGAGCCTGAGTCTATGAACATTACCGCACTACAAAATTCAAGCTCAACATTTAACCCAAATTCGACAAACCCAAATAAAAATGGAAAATGGTCACCTGTAGACCCATTTGTTTATTTACCATTACTACCTTACTTTGTTAATCAAGTTCCAAAAGTGGGTGAAAAAGTAATGATATTTTATTACAACACAAACACAAAAACAGGTAGAAATAAATTCTACATGATAAGTACCTATTCTTCACCAACAACTATTAAGTTTGAGGATGGTTCATCGTCACAAACAAGGTTAAATTCGGGGTACGGTAACTCAACTGAAAAATTACCACCGATTAAAAACCAAAATGGAACTTTTAAAAATGATAAAAATAAAGGGGTATTTCCGGAGCCTGTAGATATATCAATAAGTGGTAGGGATAGTGCTGACTTTATTTTAAAAGAAAAAGATGTTTTATTAAGAGCTGGAAAACACAAAAACTTCGCAACAGGACAAATACCTGAATCCGATAGTAAGAGAGCCTTTTTACAACTTTCAAAATATGAAAGTGATATAACTTTTGGCGATGCTAAATTTAGAAAAAAATTAATACAAAATAAGAAACCAATAAAGTACTTGATTGAGTATGATGTTTTAAATCCTGAAAATCAATTTTCAGCATTTACGGGTATGTTATACATTTACCAATTAAGAACAGAAAAACAATCTGAAAAAACTTTAACGGGGAACTTTAATGTAAATACACAATTAGATACCACAGGAGCGACTGATGGTGTTCAATTGATTAGAATGGTTAATTTTCCAATAGGGTTAAATTTAGATGACCTATCATTACAGATTAATCAAACTTTAAAAACTATTATTACTAACCCCTCAATAGCACTTTTATCACCTACGGTTGAAAAAAATCAACAATACCCTTTTTACTATAGACCATCAAGTAAACTATATAATTTAGTAACAAAACCAACGACAGGTTATTTTATAGCCTCTGCCAATATGTCTAAATTAATGTCATTAGTAAAGATTTCAACTGCAGATATCACACCTGGTTATGGTTTAGTTTTGGACTATAAATTATCACCAAATATTCCTTTTGAGTTTCAAAGTTCCGCGTTTGCGCCGTCCACCACACAACTTTCAGAAAATACTGCGGCATTACTTGGGGCCAATAAATTATATTTATTATCCAACGAGACGGAAATACCAGGAAAACAAAAAATAGATTTTGACAATAGTATTTATGGAATTGAGCAGGACGCTATTGTAAACGATATTGAACCTAATACCTCATCTATGGTTAGAGGTGAAGAACTTTTGGAGTTACTTCAATTAATTGTTAGGTTTTGTATTACACACGTTCATCCATATCCAGGTATGCCACCAAACCCTGTAACTGTAGACGGTTTATCTAGTGATGAGTTACTTTCTAATATGTTTAATGCTTATCAAAAAGTTTTGAATAGCAATATTCGACTTAACTAAGTATTTATATATAAAACAAACATGTCAATTTATAGGTCTTATTTCAGTAAGTCAAATACTATATTGTATAACTCTTATACCAACACGGGTAGAAACCCTATTGTTGAATTATTTTATGGTAATTTAAGTAATTCTGCAACACCTACGGGATTTAGTAGATATATTTTCAATATCGATTTATCGGGTCTTACAACAAACTTTACTGATAAAGTAATTACAACAGGGTGTAGTAGAAATATAACACATACACTTCGTATGACTAATACTTCTTTTTTTGATAATGAATTATTAAACGATAAAACAAGTCAAGGAAGAAGAAGAGCAACCTCATTTGATTTACAATTATTAAGAATCCCGAGATATTCAGGTAATACAGGAGCAACTCAAACATGGGATAGTGGTGTTGGTTATGATTATTACGATTTTAAAATAACCAATTTAAACGATAGAGCATTTTCAACAAGACCTTCAAATTGGTATGAATCGACGACAATATCAGGATGGTCAACATCAGGTATTTACAATAATACAAACTCATTAACAGGTTTAACCGGTTTAAACTATTCGGCACTTACGGTAGTAGATACACAACACTTTGAATTTGGTAATGAGAACATTGAGTTCGATATGTCTCATGAAATAAATTCTATTTTAACAGGCGGGACATCAGCACCTGCAGGGTGGATTATTTCATATTTTCCACAAGTAGAAAATATATCAGGACTTACTGAAAATTATTCAGTTGGGTTCTTTTCTCCACATACACAAACATTCTATGAACCATTTTTAGAAACAAACTATAATGATTTTATTGATGATGATAGAAATACTTTTTACTCGGGAAATATAAATGACCTTTATCTTTATGTGTATCAAAATGGAAATGCAGTTAATTTGGATTCTAACCCCACTGTAGACATTTTAGATAGTAACGAGGACCCTGTATCAGGTTTTACAGGATTAAGTACATGTCAAGTCACTAAAGGGGTTTATAAGGTAGTTGTGAGTGGATTGACGGGTACAACAATCCCTTGTTTATATTATGATTTATGGAAAGGGTTGTCAATTAACTCTACATCGATAACGAATGTTCAAAATGAATTTGTTTTATTAACTAAAAATGGTAACTACCAAATAGGGTCAACCACTAATAGTCCAAAAATTTATGGATTTTCATTTGATGGTATTAAACAAAGTGAGCAAATTCTTAATACAGATATTAGGAAGGTTAACGTCACAATTAAAAAAGCATATTCAACAAACCAAGTATTGGATAATATTGAAGCATATTATAGGGTTTATGTTAAAGAAGGAGGGAGTACTGAAGTTCAAGTTCAAGACTGGACAAGAATAAATAAAACACCTGATTCTTACTATTTTATTTTTAATACAATAGACAAAATACCAAATGAATATTTTATCGATATAAAAGTAGTTTCGGATAGAAATACGGATACATATAAAAGAGAACTTCAGTTCCAAATAGTTAATAAAAAATGATTATGAGAAATTTAGATGCAATTATTAAAAAAGTTTTAAAAGAAGACCAAAACATGAGGTCAAATAGATATATGTTCTTTTCTAACCTACAACAAATGAGAAGACAATGTGATTTACTATTAGACTTAGACCAATCTATGGTCGAGGGTATTTTAGAAGATGGTCACGATTGGGCTCAAGACCACATTGCCGAAGCAAAAAATAATATGGACCAAGTATTCGATTTTTTAATGAATGAATCAAAAAAAGATGGTATGGAGATGTCTATGAATATCGATGACAAAGATATGGTTATGGGTGAAGGTAGAAAAAAAACAGGTACTAAATTATGTGCTCGAGGTAAAGCGGCTGCTAAGGCTAAATACGACGTTTACCCAAGTGCTTACGCTAACGGTTTTGCAATTCAAGTATGTAAAGGTAAAATTAAAGGTTTAGATGGTCAAAAGAGATGTTCAGGAACTTATTGTTAAAGTGAACTTAAAATATTTTTTATAATTTTTTCTAAGGACTCATTTTGGGTCCTTTTCTTTTTTGGTTTGTATGAAGTCATTACAGGTTTTTGACCTTTTCCGGTTTGAGTATCTTTTTTCTCAGCCTTTCTTTTTTGGGTACAGGCTGCTTTTTTAGCCGAATCACTCATTTTTCCTGCAACCCCCGCAGCTCTACATTTTGGGTATGCACCTTTTGACGTATCAGGTCTACCACATGGAGGATGTTTACCATCAACTTTTCTACAAATATTAACCCACGGACCTTTCGGTTGTTTGGAGCCTTTTGGTTTTTTCTTTGTACCAAACCAAACCGCTAAATCCTCGTTTAAATTAATCTTATCTAGTTCAATCCATTCTTTAATAGGAACTATTTTAGTATTTTTACCTGGAAATTGATTTATAGGGTTACCTTCGACATCACTAAAAGTTGCATCGGGATGAAATTTTATAAAATTATAAATTTTATTTGCAATATTTTCCTCTTTTTTTCTTTGTTTCTTACTTCTTTCCATTTTACCGTCATATGAATCATATGCTAAATCAGGACTTTTATATTTAGAAACAGGCTCAGTAAAAGGTCCCATAACATTTTTTTTAAAATATCGTTCACCTGGTATTAATGGTGCTATATAACTACCTCTAGAACCGCCCGTGGATGTCGCTTCATTTATTTTTCTATCCATAACTATAAATATCTATAAAATAAAAAAGGTCAGATTTCTCTGACCTTTTTCTTATTCCGTTTTTAATTGATTATCTCAATTCTCTTAAATCAAATGTTCTAACTCCATCAACTGTGATACGTCCGTAGAAACGGTTGTTAACCATTTTCTTAGCGTAACGTGTCATAATACCTTTGATAGGTGTGAAGTTGAATGGGTTATACATTGTAGGTGTTAATTGTAGAGGAACATATGGTGCGTAAACGTAACCTGTGTCTAACAATGAAGAACCTTTGTGTCCTAACAATACTGTGTTTGCTGGGAAGTAAGGGTCACGGTAAACTTGGTAACGACCAGCTAATGTACCAACTCTTTCAATACCCATGTTGTATTGGTCTTGCTCAGGAGACGCGTTAGATACGTGGAAGTATTCTAAATCGTCAAAGATAGCAGAAATCTCAGAAGATACAACAATCCAGTTAGCTCCACCTCTTAATGTAGATTTGTGGATTTGTGCTGAAATTTGGTTGATTGCTGTAATCAAAGTTTGATTCCAATCTTTTTGAGTGTATTGAGTTAATGGGTTAGCTGAAGTACCTCTTTTCCATCCGTTGTAATCCCAACGTAAGTTCCAAGCCGCACCTTTACGTAAGTCACGTAAAATTTCACGGTCAATTTCTGCTGCCACTTGCTCAGATAATAAAGCTGTTAATTCAGCTTCAGCATCGATGTTATGGAATGCAGAAACGTCTTGTGCCAATTCAGGAGACCATTGTGCTCTTAATTTTCTTTCTGTAACAGATACAGTAACTGACTCAAGGTCAAAAGAAACTTCACCAATTCTGTCTTCGAATTCTAACTCTTGGTATACTCTATAAGTACAAGTAAACTGACCTGTAGAAGGTGCTGCAAACGTTGTAGTTAAACCTGAATAACCGTCAATTGAGTTAGCTCCGATAGAACATGGTGTTTGTAAGTCAACTTCTAAGTAGATTAAACCATCTTGTGAACAAATGTTGTCATAAGAACCACCATTACCTGTTGAAGGGAAAGATGTTGTTGTTTGAGTTCCGTATTGTACAATACCTTTACCGTATTTTTGAGTAACAACTCTAAATAATAAATCAGAAGTACCCGCTCCTGAGAACGCTCTTTGAGGAGCACCTACTCCTGTTAATGCGTTAACTCTTAAATCAGATAAGAATGCCTCATTATCCATTTCTTGTCCGTCAGGTCCAATTAATTTTCCAGCACCACCTGATGTAAATCCAGAAAGTACTAAAAGAACTTTTCTATTCTCACCAGCAGCATACGACGATTCTGTTAATACTCCATTAACAAAAGATACAGTAACTGCAGACTTAGTGATTGCAGAATACATACCTTTTGAATAATCAAACAAACCTGCCGGGTCTAAACCTGGTTCAGTACCTTCATAAAATCTATCGTAAAGGTTTTTGTCATTTGCTCCGTAACCTGCCTGTGCTTGAGCAACTGTTGGTCCGTTTTGAGCTCCGATTGGTGCAAAATGTTCGTTAGAACCTAAAGCATAACTTTGGATTTTAGGTACAAAGTAGAACAATTTACCGATAGGTAAGTTCATAGCTTGTACAGATACTAAATCGTTAGCTAACAATTTAGAGAATACACGTCTTACGATAGGGAAAACTACAGTTTCGAAAGAACCTGAGCTATCCGTAGAAGCCGCTTCGTTGATTAGGTGAGATGCTTGGTTTTCATATAACTGTGCCATGTTCTCTTTGATGTGTCCTTTAAGACCGTCTAGGAATCCTAATTTATCCCATTTGTTGATTGTATCTTCTTTGATAACTTTAAGGTGTTTTAACCCGATGTTACCAACAAGACCTGATTCTAATAATGCTCCCATTTTATTTTTTTTTAATTTGAGTTTATTTATTGTTTATTTAATTTTTCCCATCAAATCCTTCATTCTTAAGAATTGTGGATTTTCATAAGTTTTACTTTCAATCAAGTTAGATGCTGAACCATTTGAAGGTGTGCTAATAAGTTTTCTTTGAACTGATTCAGTTACAATTTCATTACTATTATTTCCTCCTTCTAATTCAGATTTAATTGATTTGTAAAGTGACTTAGATTCTTTAATTGTTTCTACGTTATCAAATCTTCTAAGTATATTTATTTTTTCTTGTTTTGTTGTTGAGTGTTCAGTGAACAATCTAGTAGAATATGCCAAGTTTGAGTTAAATACTGCAACTTCATTTAATTTATTTCTAAAGAAATCAAGAGCCTTTTTGTACTCTTCATTTTTCTCTCTTAATAAATTAAGTTCTTTTTTAACTGATTCATTTCTCACTTGACTCGGTGCCGAAACACGGTCTCTTTCTGCTCTTCTTCTGTAAGTCATTGTTCTTGATGCTTCTGTAGTCTCACCACCCATGTAGTCGTCTTCCATGTAGTCGTCTTCCATGTAGTCGCCTTCCATGTAGTCGCCTTCCATACAATCACCTTCCATACAATCACCTTCCATGTAGTCTGATTCTGTTTTCATATCATCAATCATTTCTTCATCCATCCATCCTTCTTCCATGTATTCTTCATCCATTTCAGATTCAGTAACACCATGTTTAACTTTAGGATATTTGAATTTAGGACCCTTACCTGTTTTCTCAGATTTTAAACCATCTTCCATGTCATCATTAAAACCTTTGTTGTTAACTGAAGATTTTGGTAAACCGTTTTTCATTTTACCAAACCCCATCCCAACAGGTTTCATCGATTCGCTTACTTCCAATTCGTAAATAGTTTCGTCCATTTCGTCATAAGATTCGTCCATTTCGTCATAAGATTCGTCCATTTCGTCATAAGATTCATCCATTTCAGAATTTTCCATATCACCTTCTTTTTCTTCGAAGACTAATTCATAAATTACACTCTCATTCATATCTTCCATAGGGTCTTCCATAGATAAACCTGAATCATCACCTAAATCAATAAAGTATTCATTATTTGTGTTGTTATCGGTAAGGTGTATTTTATTATCATCTTTAACGACGATAATTCCATCTTCATCACCCATAGCTTTAAACACTTTCAACACTTCACCAGGTTTAGCCCCTGTCATATCAAGAGGTGGTAATTCGTCTTCGTTATCAGTATCTGCCGGTGCATCCATCATAGTGACATCAAATTCACCACCTTCAGGATTAACATCTGCATCAACGTCAATAGTCTCTTCACTGTCATCTGCAACTTCTGTGTCTGTTTCCACACCTACCACTTCTTCGGTGTCATCTTCTTCTTGTTCGCGTAAAGACTTTTTTGTTTTTGTGCCAAATAATGACTCTTTTACTAATTCACTGATTTCTTCCTTCATTGTAGAAGCAAGTATTCCTTTTGCGTTTTCGCTAATAGCTTCTTCGATAGACTTCATTTGTAATAAAGTTTTCTCTACTAAATTTTCGTTTTTTTCTAAACTCATTTTATAATGCAATGCGTTTTGCGTTTATTTTTATTAGATAAATATACCTTAGTTTGAAAAAGTTCTTATTTTAATGTAGATAGCCAAAAAAATCGGGCACAAAAAAAGGGGACATAAAGTCCCCTTACTTAATAATTTAAAAAAATTATTCAATAACTTCGTCAATTTTACTTTCAACGATTGCAGTAATTCTCCATTCCATTGAATACGTTTCGTAAACTTTCGTTACTTTTGCTTCGACATCTGTCGGTGAAAAACCTTTCACAAGTTTTTCTTCTCTCATTTTTTTAACCTTACCTGTGTTATCATCAACCATATCAGTTGTGATTTTTGCTACAAAATACTTTTCGTCCATAATAAATTTTTTACTTTCCTAAATAATCGGATAATCTTTTCATTAAGTCAACAGATTTTTCTAATCCACCTCCACCACTAACTGAAGTATTATCATTTTCTGCCAATTTTTCTTCGTATCTTGGTCTATCTTCTTTATTTAAGTAAAGATATGCTCCAGGTGTGGATGGTGAAGATACAAGGTCAAAACAAATTAGTTCAAAATCATCTTGTACTTCATTTTGGTCACCTTTTTTTACTAAGGACCCAACACCACGAGAAGAAACTCCCATAGTAACACCTTGTCTCATCATGTTAGCCGCAACATCACCCTTAGATGATACAATACCTCTTTCATGAAAACCAGGTGTAGTTAATAATTTAATCTTACCCATCAATATGTTACCTTCCCACCACATCTCTGTAATAAGGTGGGATACCCTATCAAGGTCAATTAAAGAAGATTCAGGGTGATTTAACTCTGAAATGGACATACCACGTTTAATAGCGTCTTGGTATTTGTCAGATTCTCTTCTTAATATTTTTTCGGGGTATACTCTTCCGTTTCTATTTGGAACTCCCCACTTTTGAAGAGTTGCATAAAATTCAAATGGTTTAGAATGTTCTAATTGTCCGTAAGATTCACGTATAATGTTTTGGTTACGCGGTTCATTAGGATTAATAATCCCCGCATCCCACTCAACTAATATACCTTTACCTGTATCACTAGGTCCTAATATTTTCATAAGTTCTTTTAAAGATAAATATTAGCTTTCTTTGAATTCTACTACTTTTGTTTTACTAAGTGTAAAATGTTTATTTTGTTTAAGGTCGTCGTTGTATATACCATTAAGAATTTTTTTAATCTTGTCTCTTAAAATTGGGGATTTAAAGTCGTGTATATTATTATGTATGAATAGTGTAATTTCTATATTCATAAAGCTTTTTTTATTTTTTTGTATTCCACTTGTTCTTAAATCTAAGTCAACTATTTGTTTTCTTTCAAAAGTTTGAGTGTCTACCACCTCTAATAATGTGTGTTGGATTTGTCTTTTTATTTCACCGACCAATCGGTTCCAATTCTCATCTAAAGTTAGAGGTTCAATCCAAGTCTGTAAAACTATGTAAATGGATTTTAAATTTTTTGAATCTACTGTTCCGTAAGAACACTTGGCATCATCAAAAATGTTTAGTTTTGATGTTTTTCCTTTCTTCATCAATCATATCTTTCATGTTTATTTTTTATAAAAGTAAGTCATATAAATAGAATTGTCAAAATTGGGTTTTTATGTTATATTTATATTAATAAAGTAAAAAAAATATGATTATAATTAAAGTTAAAAACGCGTCTTCCATCGAACAAGCTCTAAAACAATATAAGTTTAAAGTTTATAAAACAAAACAAACTGAAAAGTTAAGAGAAAGACAAGAGTTTACAAAAAAATCAGTTAAGAAAAGAAGTCAGGTTAATAAGGCAATTTACTTACAGAAAAAAAGAAATCAATTTTCTTGATTTTCATCATCAGTCGTATTTTCACCCTTTTTTTCTTTTTGTATCTGATGTAGGATATATCCTGATATCCCAAGTTGGATTGATGCCCACATTATAATATCTGTCATAGTTAAATCAGGATATTTTTTTAGAACAAAAAATACCATACCCCATTGTGCAATTATAAATGCGACTCCGGATTCAATTCTCTTTTTAGAAAAAAATGATGGTTGGTGGGAATAAATTCTTATAAGTTCAGTAATACCCTTTTTTATGTTTCCCCAACCAAAAAAGTATTTTTTTGAACTCATAACCCTAAACTTAATTTTTTTAATTTGTATAAATCGTAATGAGTACAATTAGATTCATTAACCTTATCGATAGTTTGACTAATCATTTTTTTGATGTCATCTTCTTTTGATTCGTTTAATGAATTATTTAAGTTTGAAATAACAGTTTCTTTTATTGTGTTGAATTCTACTTTTAATTCATCTTTTGATAAATTTAATATGGAAGTAACTTCTTTTTGTTCTGACTCTGAAAGTGTACTAATTTCTTTTCCAAGTTCAGATTCAGCAACTTTAATCATTGTTGAAATTGGTAGGTTAATGGATTCATTAACTTTAGTTACTTTATTTTCAGAAATAATAGTATTAATGACTTTTTTCTTAGATTCTAAAACTGTTTCTAAATTTTTAATAGAATTGTTATAAATAATAGTATCAATATCTTTATAGTTGTTTTGATATTCTGATGAAAAACTAGACAACCATTTATCTACTTTAGTTAAATTTTTATAATTGTTCTCAAGTAAAATTTGGCAATATTCAATAGACTCATTTACATAATCATTTGCTAAATCTTTGTGTAAACCTTTTTTTGTCGATAGGTCTTCGTAGATATAAAATATTTCACTTAAATCTTTATTCTCTAAAATATTAGATTTAAACCCAAACATAAATTTTTGGAAGTTACTTTTACCAAATAATTCTGCTCCAGTTTTTTCTATCTTACTTTTTATTTCACCAAATTTTGTCATGTCTTTTTTACTATAAATATTACCTATTTAATAAATCTTTAAGTTTGTCGTCTATTTCAACTAAGGAATTTCTTCCCTTACCTAAATTCATAAAATCATTTTGACCAAATAAGTGTTCTTCAAGTAACATATTTAAGTCATCTTTATTAAACGATTCGGGTGTTACCTCACCCCCCGCAGGCGCTTCACCGCCAGATGGTGGTGCTTCACCCATTGGTGGGATTCCCCCCATATCAGGAGCTCCTCCACCTTCAGGTTCTTCACCACCTTCAGCTGGTTTTTCACCATCTTTTTTACCATACAATTTATCAATATTATCAAATAGACCGGTTTTAGTGATAACTTCAGCGGTTTTTCCTAATTCTGCAGACACAGCTCTCTCAACTCTTTGTTGTTGTATATCTAATCTTATTTCTTCATCAGAGAAACCTAAAATATGTTTCTTAGCCCAAGATGCTGATACTGGGGCAACTGAATTTGGTATTTCTGCAACTGCATCTTTATAAAGAGTTATTTTTTCTTTCCAAACTTCAATACCTAATAAATCAGATTGTTTAGATGGGTTAGTTAAAGCTAATGTAAAGTTTGTTAATTCATCTTCAAACCCTAATAAGAATAAATGAATGATTGCAATTTTATTTAATTCTGCAATCATAGATTTTTGAATTCTATTGATTGTTCTTGCAAAACGAATATCTAATAATGATAAGTTTTTACCATCACCGACAGCTTCTTCAAAACCTAAATAGGCTTTAGGTATTCTTAATGCCGTCACAAGTTTCTTTTGGATATATTCAATATCAGCAATTTCCGCCAAGTTTGTTCCACCCGGTAAAGTCTCTATTGGGTTTGTCGCTGCTGGGTCACGAACAGGGATAAAGAAGTCTTGGTCAACCGCCAACTGATTGTATCTCATATCAACATTACCTGTTGCTGGGTCAGAAATTTGGTCTCTTTTAAATTTACTAGCAACTCTTTGTACGTAAGCATCAACGTCTTTATCATCCATGTTACCAACGAATACTTTAAATACTCTTCTTTCAGGTGCTCTTGATACACGGTAGATTAACATCGCATCTTCAGATAACAAAAGTTGTTTCCAAATACGACGTGCTTTTTCTAACATAGACGTTCCATAAGGAAGTTTTCTATCATCACCTAAAATTCTAAAGTGACCAACCTCCCATGTGTTAAATTCCATATTTTTTTCTTTCCAAGTAAACTTCAAAGCGTCGTTCTCCATTTCTTGTGAATACTTATCAGGTTGGAACCTCATCCCTTTTTCTAACCTTTCGATTTGAATGTTTGGTAATTGTTGACAACCAACAATACCTTTTTCAGGGTCTAATTTTAAATAAACAAAGTTGTCACCAAACTTACATGTGTTTCTTGTCCACATAGGTAAATTGGTGTTAATATCTAATCTATTATTAAATAAGTCAGCAAGAACTGATTTTATTCTTTTTGATTCAGAATAAATTTGTAACATATGACCATCTTTGTCAGGTGTTGTTGACTCCTCACCATAGATGTCTAATGCCGCTGAAATTTCAGGTGTGTACTCCATAGACTCATAATCATAATATGAGGCCATACGAGTTGGTTCATAATAAACCGCTTGGGTATATAAGTTACTCTCAACTTTTTGCCATTGTTTACCAATGTACATGGTTTGTTGAGCCTGTAGTTTTTCTTTTTCAAACTCAGTTTTATCTGTAGTTTTTAATAATTCTTTTTTATCAAACTTAAAAACGGGAGCTTGCTGGTCTAAAGTTGCATTAGGTCCAAAAACCTTACCCAATCTTTGCCATACCGTATATTTTTGTTCTGCCATAATATTTTTATTTAAAAGATAAGTCGATAAAAGTTAAATTAAACTCTTTTACCTCCGAATAACCATAAATACTTTTCATAATCATTCTTTGTTGTTTGATAACTTCCTGACCTATATTGATTATAAATATCCACAGGTACTCCTGGATTAAAATTTGAGGATGAATCTTTAAAATCTCTCTTTTCTGTGGTCCAAGATTCAATCATTGCTTTTGCTTGCTCTGTCGCCTTTTCTAATTTAGCAAATGAAGATTCACCAACATAAATAGCCATCGCCATCGCCATTATTAAATCATCGTGTTGACCCTTTTGGTGGTCAGGCCTTCCATTCACATATACAAACGTATTAAGTTCATTAAACAACCTTTGAGACCTAATAACAAACCCAAATCTTAACGCCTCTTCAAATGCCTGAACGATTAAAACTCTTTTTGAATTAAAGTTTATACCAGGTATTTTATCATTTTGTTTTGGGTCCCATTTCCATTTATCCGCAGGATTAACCCCGTCAACATATAGGTTTTTATAACCAAGTTCTTGGAGTTTACGAGATGTTGCAACACCCATACCTCCAGTGATATCTGTAACAATAAACGAGTTATACATATTTGCCCATTTGAACGCAATCTCAGCCACCACATCAGGTGGAACTTTCCCGATATATTCTAATACTTGTTCCCTATCATCAAAATCGATAATCGTAAAAGTTGTAAAGTCTTCACTATCACCACGAGATACATCAATACCCATAATATATTTATGACCCGCAATTGGTTCTTTCCATTGCCACAAAGCGCCACCCATAAATTTATTTTCAGGTTCTTTGATATAATTTTCTTTGATTTTTTTCATGGTTTCAGGTGGTACAACATTATCCCCCGAACCTAAAAAGTTACACTCTAACTCTTGTGATATTTTACGCTTATCAAATTTTAATTTTTTTGACATTGCCTCAAACCACGATGAGTATGGTCTATAACCACTTTCAACCTTTTGTTTTATTTCTTCAAAATCTCTATCGGTAACTTTAATATCTGTATAATCTATGGTTAACACATCATCTTTATAATCACCCCTATTTAACATGTAGTGAATTATATCATCAACCTTTATTAGTTTTAAGTCTTTAGAATAACGAGGGTCACGAAACCAATACATTTCTGTAATTCTAAAGTCATTCATCCCTTTAATTGCCTGACTGTATATCGAATAATAAATCGGGTCGAATCCGTTTGGTGTTGAAATTACAATAACTTTACCTCCTGTTGATAGGGACGCCATACATGCTGACCAGAAATCTTCATCAGCATCGATATATGCTGCCTCATCAAAAATAAGAATAGTAGGGGTATAACCGCGAAGTGCATCTTTTGATGTCGCAACCGCTTTAACCTCACATCCATTAGTTAATTTGAAGTGTCTTGCTGCGTTTTTTTCAGGAGAAAAGCCTACACCCAACCAATTAGGCCATTGTTCTACAAACGCACGAACTTTGTTTGCCATCTCAACGGCAGTATCAAGTTTGTTTGCAATAATTAGAATTTTTTCTGGTTTTGATTTTTTAGCGAAAACTAATCGTTTTGATGCCCAAGCGGATGTAACCGTAGATACTCCAGCTTGACGATACTTTAATGCGATATTTTCTTCGCAAGTGTCATAATCGTTAACCAAAGTTACTTGGTCATTAAATAATTCTAACGGTACGTATTTGGATTGTGTGTTATCGTAGGTTTGTAAATATGTTCTTAGTGCGTATGGTGTATCATGAGCACATTTAGCATATTCCAGTAGTATTTGTTCTTTTGAAAGAGACATTCATTATTTGTTTCTTCTAATGTAATTTAGTAATTCACTTTTTGTAGTGTGAGGAGGCAAATGATTTTCAATAATTTTTAGAATACTTTCTTCTAATTTTTCTACTTCATTTTTTTCCTCAACCTTTTTAGGTAATCCTTTGTGTTTTGTTGATGCAAAATCCTCAAGTTCTTTTTTAGACATTTCTTTTGCCATTTTTTGAACTTGTTTAGTGACTTTTGATTTAGGTGTATCTCCTCTTTTTACTGAAAGAGCCAATCCCATAATTTTTTGTTGTTGTTTAGAAACTGCTTTTTCTTGTAATTTTGTTTCAGTTGGCATCCCATCAGGACCTTGTTTTTGAATTGGGTCTTGGTCGTCCTCACCTTTATTAACATCAGCAACATCTTCTTGTTCACCTTCAGTAAATTCACCTTCAGCGGTTGTCGTAATAACGGTCTTACCGGCATCATTAGAAACTGTAGCCCCACCAATAGCTGTTTTTGCCCCCGATGGAAGTTCAATTACTTTTGATGTTACCGTTTTTTCAACAGGTTTTGGTTGTTCTGAAACAATTTTATTAAATAATACATTTAATTGATTTTCAGTTAAGTTTTCTAAAGTATTCATTGAAAACCCCTCGTGAAGAAGTTTAACTATTTTAGGATTCATGTGTTTCATCACTTACTAAATTTTTTTCCCATTTTAATACGATATCTTTTTCGTATAATTTATTTTCTACAATTTCAATACTTTCTCCGTATTGAAAAACCAATCTTTTTCCTTCGTAATGGTCAGGTTTTTCCCAACCTAAAGCAATCACACCATCAATAGAATCATACATTCCAAAAAAATCCGAGTTCTGAATTAAATCTAATTCTACTTCACAATTTTTTAATACGCCAACCTTTTTAATAAATTCCACATGCGGTGGTGTTGGTTTTCCGTTTGCAGTTTCACTATCCCAATATTCACCATAAACGTCATCCAAATCTGAAAAAATAAATTCGTAAATATTATCTCCTCTAAAGTTTGGACCTAATTCGTTAATGAAAACTAAATTCATATAGTTCTACCGTTTGGTGTTACTTTAACTTCTTTTCCGTTAATTTTAAAAACTAAATTGTTTTTATTTGTTCTTCCAATAAACGTACAGTTAGTATAATCCTCAATTAAAATTAAACCTGTTTTTTTTTGGTTTTCAGAAATAGAATATTCTTGAATGTCGTTCTTTTGGTTTATTTTATTAATTTTAGATTTTAAAAAGTCTACTTTATTTTTATTTTCTAATACCGGTTTTTCTTCATTTTTAATTTTAAAATAACCAGATAAAACTTTCTCAACTTGGGATTCACCAAAAATTGAATCCATTACTGATTGGTAACCTTCTTTTGTTTCAGGTTCAGGTGTTCCCATATCGTCAGTTGGCATTTCGTCAGTTGGCATTTCGTCAGTTGGCATTTCGTCACCCCCAAAATCAAAATCTTCTTCACCGAAGTTTAATTCACCTTCACCTTCTTTACCATACTCATCAAACCCTTCAATTTTATCGACGATATCTTCTCTATCATCGTCATCAAGTTTGTTTAAATCAATTGCAGATACAATAGAATTAATTACGTATTTAATATCTTGTGAATCAAGACCTTTGTCTTTATCAAACATTCTTAGTTTTTGACTTAATTTACCTGTAAGTTTTTGGATTAGTTTTAAATTACTTGACCCACCTTCCTCATCGTCTTCTACACCAATTTCTGTATCCAACATAGGTGCATCTCCAGGAGCCATTGGCATTTCTGGTTCTTCTGGCATTTCTTCTCCACCCATTTCAGGTGCCGGTGCTCCCATTTCAGATTCTCCACCCATTTCAGGTGCCGGAGCTCCCATTTCAGATTCTCCACCCATTTCAGGTGCCGGAGCTCCCATTTCAGGTGATGGTGTTTCAGGTGCCGGAGCTCCCATATCAGGTGCCGACATATCAGGTGATGGTGTTGGTTCAGCTTTTTTAGCCGTTTTTAATACGAATTTTTTTTTTACCTCAGGTTGCTCACCAATAAGAGGTATTTCATATTCATTACCTGTATTTCTATTTGTTTCAGCAACAATTAAATTTAATTTTTTCATTGCTTCAGAATATGAACGATAGTATTTTCTATTTTTCATTGGGTCTGAATAATCCATGTTGGATTCATTAATACCCGTTTTAATGATATACCCTAGTCTTTCTTTTACAATACCGTAAAAGTTACCGTCAGATAATTGAATAGTATAATTTGTTGTTGACAAATTATTTAATTCAGTTTTTGGAGTTTCTCTATAAGTTGCGATTTCCATAATTCTTCTCAACTTATCAGTTCCTTCTAATTTTTCACTACCAATCGGTCTTAAATCTGCCATTTTAATGTATTTTTTTTAATTGTTTAATCCATTTCCGCCCAACGTAACAGCATTACATTGTAAGTTAGTTGTATTAGTTACGCTACCATAATCGGGTTTTGGTGCGTAAAATGTTACTACAGTCCCCAAAGTACTACCAGAACCTGGTACATAACCGGTTATAGTTGTAGTATAATACGAAGTACAAGCTGTTGTTGGCATATTTTTTTCTATATAAATATATCGTTAATTGATAATTTTCAATTATTCACCAATTTCTTGCTCTAATGATAATTTTTTATCGGTAATTTTGTTTTTGAAATCTTCTAATTTGGCAATATACCCATTTCGTCTTAAGAATTTAAATACTAAATTTTCATAAGAAAACTCACCTTCTTTTTTTAATCCACAGGTTCTATACTTTCTTAATTTCTCTTTATATTTTGATGTTAACTTAATCGCATCATTTAAATCTTCATCTTCGGCGTTTTCTAAAACACCATCAATAATTCTCATCCATTGATTTGCCTTTTCTTTAATAATTTTCTTATCAATTCTGAAGTTTTCTTTTTCAGGAGCTCTTAACCATTTGTTATGTAATACAGAATAAGACCCAGCACTTGTTTCTTTTTCGTTTAAATCTTGTATAAACATCTCAACTTCGTATCCTTTGATTCTAATGTCGTGTTTCGCATTGAATACCGTTTTTTTCAAATGAAATAATTCTTTATATAATTCAGAGTTTTCGCCAGCATCATTAAAATCATAAAGAATATGAACATCAAAATCTGAAAAATCGGACCAGTTATATCCGGTTAATGAACCAATAAGAATTATGTCGTGAACATATATATCGATATCAATATAATCCAAAAATATTTCACTTACTTTAAGAAGTCTTTCTTTTATTTCTGGTTTTAATTTAAAAAATTGCGCTTCGGGGTCTCCCATATGTTTTTCATTCGGTAGATACCAAATGTCGGGATTTAATTCGTCTTGAAGATATAAGCTATTAATGATTTTACTATCACTTTCCATATCTATAAATACATAGATTATTCAGTTTCTTCTACTTTTTTGTATTTGTATTGTCTTGCAATATCAGTATTGAAGAATTTTCCTTGTGATTCCGCCAATCTAAATTGTGCATATGTTTTGTGTGGAACTTCTTCATATTCGTATATCATTCCGTTTTTGAATGTTGCAATTAATTTACTAGTTTCACTATCGTATTCAGTTTTAACTAAATTTGAAGATTCAATTTCACAAATAATTTTTGTTCCTACTATATCAGTTCTCGTTATCGCCATTTGGTTTTCTTAATGGAGTTATGTCATCTATATGACTAAGTTTATCCATAATGTAATAATGAACTTCATCTCTGTCAACATCAAAACCATAATCTTTTATTGTCTGAAAAATCTCACGCATTTTTGGTGTGAATTTTCTGTGTAATACCATTAAATCTTGGGGATAGTATCTTGGACTTGACAACTCTTCTTGTGTCCACCCTTCTCTTTGAAAGATTTTTCTCATGTCAAAATAATCCTGTTCTAAATCCTTAGTTAATTCCAAACTATCTACAAATTTTCTCCAAGCTTTCATAGTGATAAATATAACGCAAAAAAAAATCCACCCGAAGGTGGACTTTGTTATTTTAGGTCGTTTATTTTATCTCGATATTCTATCGCTTTTTCAAAATCTTGTTTTTTAATACATTCATCTAATTTAGTTTGTAACTCAGAAATCTTTTCTTTGTTTTTTTCTAAACTCTTAATTTGGTCTCTTAACTTAACGGCTTCCTCAAAATTTTGTTCCTCAACTGCAACATCTAATTTATTTTTCAATTCACCCAATTCATCGGTTGGTTTAAACCCTTTTGACAAGTAAGTGTAAAAATATTTACCATCGGGTGATTTATATGTTTTAGAAGTCCAATTATTATTATTAATAAATTCTGACTTCATTGAAAACATTTTATCAAACATGTCATCAAATTCTCTCCAGTTAATCATAGTATTATTTCATTTTATAAGTTTATTTTTGTATTTTTACACTAAATATGTGCCATTATTAAATATATGACAAAATGTCAGTAAAGTCAAATTTGTGTATGACATTATGACAAAAACTTAAAAATAATTGATTATTAGGTTTAAATAGGTTAAAATTGATAAAAAACTAAAATATGATTGACTCAGCAGACGGAAACGAAAAACCAAAAAACAAAACTCAAGACGGCTCATCAAAAACACCGGTATTGGATAACTTTTCTCGTGACTTAATTAAGGCAGCAGAAGAAGGTAAACTTGACCCTGTAATCGGTAGGGAAAATGAAATTAATCGTATTGCACAAATTCTTTCTCGTAGAAAGAAAAATAACCCAATTATTATCGGAGAACCTGGTTGTGGTAAAACCGCAATTGTAGAAGGGTTAGCGAAGAAAATCTTTGAGGGTGATTGTCCACAGAATTTGGCAGGTAAAAGAATTGTTTCTTTAGATATGACATCTGTAGTTGCGGGAACAAAATATCGTGGTCAGTTTGAAGAACGTATGAAAGTGATTATGGAAGAACTTTATAATCATCCTGACATCATTGTCTTTATTGATGAAATCCATACTATGATTGGTGCAGGTAACTCATCAGGTTCTATGGATGCATCTAACATCTTCAAACCAGCATTATCTCGTGGTGAATTACAATGTATTGGGGCAACTACATTAGAGGAATACCGTAAAAATATTGAAAAAGACGGAGCATTAGAAAGACGTTTTCAAAAAGTAGTTGTAGACCCCTCAACGAAAGAAGAAACTTTACAAATTCTACAGAACTCAAAAGACCGTTATGAAAATCACCACAAAGTAGGTTATAGTGATGATATATTAAAACTATGTGTTGAGTTAGCAGATAGATACATAACAGACCGTGAGTTTCCTGATAAAGCCTTTGATATTATTGATGAGGTTGGTGCTCGTTCACAAGTAGAAATTAAACTACCTGAGATTATTGAAAATCTTAAAAAAGAAGCCGCTAAAATCAAAG